AAGGTGCTTATGTGAAGCCTTTGAACAGCCTTGATAATGATCTGCCCATCGTCAATAAGGCACTGGTTGATTGCATGGTGAATGGTATTCCGGTAGAAAAAACCATTAATGAATGTGATGATCTTATGGAATTTCAGAAGATCGTGAAGGTGTCAAGCAAGTATCAGTGTGGATGGTACAAGGGTCAAATGCTGACTGACAAAACATTCAGAGTGTTTGCAAGTAAAATCAAGTTTGATTCCTTCATTGGCAAAGTGAAGAATGGCAAGATTGAAAAGTTTGCAAACACACCTGATCACTGCTTCATCTGGAATGATTATGTAAATGGACTGAAAGTGCCAGATTTTCTGGATAGACAGTATTACATTGACATGGCAAAGAAGCGGTTGGAACAATTTGGTGTGAGGTGAAGCAAGCAGTGTATCAACTTTTTCGTGGATTCGTGCCTACTAAAGATAAGAAGTGCATTATGGCATTTAAAGGCAAGTCATCTGATGAACTGCTCACAATGCGTGATGCATCACAACTGGAAGAATTTGCAGGCATCCTGAATGACAACACCATCTTGATTGATGTGGATGATTATGACCAGTCTGAAATCATGATGAAGATAGTGGAAGATAAGCAGCTTGCGTGCAGAGTCTATCAGACAACAAGAGGAAAACATTTTTTATTCCGGAATGAAGGAAGGTGTGAAAAGAATTGGATCAAACAGACACTGGCTTGTGGCTTGCAATCTGATGGCAAGCTTGGATCCAGAACATCCTACAGCATCCTAAAATACAAAGGCAAGGACAGACCAATAATCTATGACATCTATTCTGATGAAGACTATGATCCGGTTCCAAAATGGATGCTTCCATGCCGATGCAAGACAGACTGGCTGACGATGGATGAAGGTGATGGAAGAAACCAAGAACTATTCAATTACATCCTGAAACTTCAATCAAATGGATTCAGTAAAGATGAAGTGAAAGAATGCATCACTATCATCAATCAGTATGTTCTGAAGAAGCCACTGGAAGACAAAGAGATCCAATCCATCTTGCGTGATGATGCTTTCCAGATGCCAGTGTTCTATGATGGGAAAACTTTCTTGCATGACAAGTTTGGGCAATTCCTGATCAGTGAATACAACATTATCAAAATTGGTGGTGTGCTTCATTATTTCAAGGATGGCTATTATGTGCCTGCAAACCTAGATGGCTTGATGATCAAGCACATTCCAAACTTGAAACAGCAACAGCGCAAGGAAGTGCTTTCTTTCATGATGGCATATATTGACCATGACACACCTGTATCAAGTGCCAATTACATTGCCTTCCGGAATGGCATCTATGATCTTAACACAGGATCCTTGGAGCCATTTGATAAATCCAAGATCATGACCAATAAGATCAACTGGAACTACAATGCGGATGCCTACAATGCACTTGCGGATGATGTTCTGAACAAGCTTGCCTGCAATGATCGCAATGTCAGATTGCTTCTGGAAGAAGTCATTGGTTACACATTCTACAGGCGCAATGAATTGCGGAAGGCATTCATGCTGAAAGGTAAAAGGCACAATGGTAAGTCAACATTCCTTGACATGCTTGCCCATTTGCTTGGTGAAGACAACATCAGTGCATTGGATCTGTCAGACTTGTCACATGAATACAAGGCAGCTGACTTGTTCGGAAAGCTTGCCAATTTAGGTGATGACATTGAAGATGAATTCATTCCATCTGCAGGAATCTTCAAGAAAGTTGTCAGTGGTGACAGGATGAATGCAAATGTGAAGTTTGCAGCACCAATAGAATTCAATCCTTATTGCAAGCTGATCTTCAGTGGCAACACCATCCCAAGACTTGGAAGAGGAAGAGACAGTGATGCGATTGTGGACAGATTGATTATTGTGCCATTCAATGCATCTTTTAACAAGGACACACAAGGATTTTCACCATTCATTAAGTACCAACTTAGGGATCCTGAATGCATGGAATATCTGGTGAAGATAGGCATTGAAGGCTTGAAAAGAGTGTTAAGCACCAATGGCTTCACCACAACAGATGCCATTGATCAGGAATTGGCTGAATATGAAGAAGCACTGAATCCTATCAACACATTCTTTGATGAATATGCTGACTGTTTAGAGCATCAGCCAACAAAGAAGTGTTACAGGCTATATGACCAATTCTGCTATGAAAATGCCATGAAGCCTATCAGCCACATTGAGTTTTCAAGGCAGGTCAAGGAACACTTTGGTTATGACATCAAGACCATCCGTTTTGAAGGCAAGCCAACTAAGATCTTTGTTAGAAAGGAAGAATGACCATGAAAACGATAATTGAAGCAATTGGTGAAGCATCCGCACTGGAACAGCTTGCAGAGGAATGCGCAGAACTGGCGCAGGCTTCACTGAAATTAGCAAGAAAAATCAGATCTGAAAATCCGACACCAAAAAGCAAAGATCAGTGTGTTGCTGATATTCTGGAAGAAATTGCAGATGTACAGGAAGCAATACATGTTATGGAAGGTTCCAGTTGGTATGACGGAAAGAAGATTGATGATCTGATAACCACCAAGGATGCCAGATGGCATCAAAGGCTGAAAGACGCAGAAAAAAATGAGCCATACTGGAAGCATGTGTCAATGAAATCGCCTTACAGCAATAAATACACAAGCATCAATCTTTGTAGCAACTGCAATCACGCACAAAAAACCACATCACCTTATTGCGGTGGATGCGGTAAGAGACTAAGGAGAATCATAAATGGCTAAAGCAGATATCACATTGACCACATTAACAGCGGAAGACCTGCAGAGGATGATTGACAAGGCTGCAGATGCAGCTGCCATGAAGACACTGCGAAAGCTTAAAGATGCAGGAAGGGTAACTTATGTATTCAGTAACAGTTTCAAGAAGACTGAAGAACTGCTTTACCTGTATCCCAAGCTTCCACCAGATCATCCAGAGCGGATCCGGATTGACAAAGCCTTGGAGCGCATCAAAGATGATGATTACAAGGATGTGATTGCTTCAAAATACTTTGATGGTCTGACCATCACAGAAATCAGTGAAATCTATGATTGCAAGTATCAGAATATTTCCAAGAAGCGGAACAAACTTGTGAAGATCATTGCCAGTGAACTATTTCCGGAAGATGTGCTGAAAGAGGTGCTGCAAAAATGAATGACATTGATAGAAAGTGCAAACACTGCAAGCATTTTGCATATGGTGTCACAGAAAAACAAAGGCATGAATGGTCATATTCCAATTGGGGCAGACATGCAGACGGAATCTGCAATTTATATTTTCCAAGAGGATATGTGGGCAGAAAACCACCACATCCTGCAATGTCAACTGGATCATGTTTTCAGTTTGAAATGGAAGGACAAGAACATGAATGAATTGCTGATTCAGGTGGTGCTGTTCATCCTTGGTGTGGTATGTGGAATCTATGTGTGTGAGGATTAAAAAATGACTAAAGAAGAACTGATGAAAAGACTTGAAGAATCTGCAGTTGCCATCTATGAAGATGAAGGATCTTATGACTACATGTTCAGAGCCATTGCAGATGAAGTCAAAGCCAGTGATCTGGTTGAAGTCATCCGGTGCAAAGATTGTAAGTATTGCAGGCATTCTGCGCCAAGAAAATCTGCACTGCGTGATGAAAAAGACAATTTCATTGGCTTTGAATATGTTCAGTATCCACCTTACTGCATTTATTGGACTGATGAAGGCATTCCATATGATGTGGAAGAAAATGATTTCTGCAGCCATGCAGAGAGAAAGGAAGAAGAGCAATGAAAGAATACATTGTGCGTATCAAAGACAGTGAAAAAGACTTTGATGAAATGTTTGTTGGATACATTAGGAACTGTTCTGTTGAAGTTGTGCGGTGCAAGGATTGCAGATGGTTTGCAGGTGAAGGCATGTATTGCACTAACAATATACTGACGCAATTTGACCACTTCTTCTGCTATTATGGCGAAAGGAAGGAAGATAAAAAATGATACCACTTTGCTTAGCCTGTCTTTTGCTTGGTATGATACTTGGCATCCTGATATGCGCAGTGATGCTTTTGGAGTGAGCCATGAAAACCAAAGTGATTTACATGGCTGTTGATAAGTCAGATCTGGAACTGCCTATTGCGGTAACAGACACAGTTGGTGAACTGGCTGATATTGTTGGTGTGAAGCCAAATACCATTCTGGCTGAAATCAGCAGATTCAAATCCGGAAAGATACAGAAGAACAAGAAGCAGCAATATTTTAGATTTGAGATTGACGAACAGACCACCTGAAAGAAGGTGGTCTTTTTAATTTTGGAAAAAATTTCTTAAGATTTTCAAAAAACACTTGCAAATCAGTGTACACTGATGTATAATTTAGACCTAATCATAAATAACATATGATTAGGGTGTGCGGTAGCTATAGCTACAGAAAGGAGATTCTAAAATGAAGTGGGAAATGGCAATCAAGAAGATTGAGCAGGCAATGGCAGAAGGCAAGAAGGTTGAGATTGAATATCATCGTAAGTGGATGAAGCAGGACAGCCACTTTGATGTGGTCTACAGCATCAGTGAATATGACTGGCATGGTGATGTCTGCAAAGCGGTCAGCACTTATCATGATGGACTGGATGAAGACAGCCACATCATTGATGCAGTAAAGATCACTGCTGAAGTCACCAAGGATCAGATGCTTGATGAATTGGTTAGCATGGCAAACCAACTGGTTAAGAATTACACCTATGAACTAAACCACAAGATGTGGACAGCCTGCAGTGACTGGAACAGTGAGCATCCGGATGAAGAAATCTTCATGTGTGAAGACTGCTTCAATGGATCGGAAACTGTGAATGGCTTCTACATTGAAGATGATTACTGGATCATTCCAGATTGAGGAAGGAGAAAGAACAATGAGAAAGCGTTATGTGTACTATCAGCCAAACAAGAAAGACCTGAAAGACAAATATGGTGATTGCACCATCAGAGCCTTAAGCAAAGCACTTGATTGCACTTGGCTTGAAGCCTTTGATTTGATGATTCCGCTTTGTAGGGAAGCACAGATTTCAAACATCTTTAATGCGCCTGCAAGCATCAGAAATCCACTGGTTGAAAGCCTTGGCTTCAAGTACACAGGCATTACAAACAAGCGTGGATCCAGAAGACCAACTGTAGACAGTTTTGCAAAAGACCATCCGGAAGGCACCTACATCTGCAATGTGGCAAACCATGAAGTGACTGTTGTAGATGGCAAATATTATGATACATGGGATAGTGGTGACTGCTCCATGTATGGATACTTTGAGAAGGTTTGAAGAAAGGAGAAAGAACAATGGCTTACCTTGGAACTGTAGGACAGAAAATAAAAGCAGATGTCACCTTAGTTGGCATCTACGAATACACAAATTATGCTTTCAGCTATTATGGCACAACTTCCTACATCTACACCATGAAAGACACAGATGGCAATGTGCTTGTCTGGAAAACAACTTCTTACATGTCTGTAAAGACTGATGAAAAAGATTGGCATGGTGATGATGTGTATTATGGCATCCGAAAGAATGACAAAATCAGCATCACAGGCACTGTCAAAGAGCATTCCACATACAAGGATGAAGAACAGACTGTTCTGAATCGTGTGAAGGTCAAGCTGATTGAAAAAACCATTACATGGGAAGAAAAAGTTGCCATGAAGCAGGAAGAACAGATTGCAACACTTTCTGAAGAAGACTTCATCTGGACAATGCCTTACAAGCAATACAAGGAGCATTATTCAGACTGTGAAACGCTGTATGGATCATACAACAAGCATGAAGATGAATCAGCCAGAACACATCAATTCATTCCTGCATCAATTGATGTGATCATCAGAAAAGGCAGATTGAAAGCTTCCGGTGTTCGTGGTGAACATTTCAGTGGCTATCAAATGGAAAATGAAATTGGGCAAAGAATCACCTATAGGGCAGTAAATGAAGATAATGCACTTAAAAGAGTGCAGAAAGACTTTCCTGAACACACTTGGCAGTGTGTGAGGATTTACAACTACAGATAAAACTAAATTCCCTTGGTGGTAGGTAGGACAGACCACCAGAAAGGCAGGACAGATGACACATCAGGAATTCAACAAGTTGTATGAGACAGACCAAATCACCATCAAGATCTTCCAAGGTGTAGTGGATAAAGAAGAAAGAACCGTTGAATCATTTGAATGGCAAGGCAAATATTATTTGCGGATCCATAAAGTGTTCAGATACACCACCAATAAAAGATCCAATGGCTATAAGTACAACATGACCAAGGAAAGTCACGTGATTAAGGAATTTGGCACAGCAGATCAGGCGAACAACTACTTCAAGAAAGTCAGCAATGGTCAGTTAAAAAGGATCAAGTGAAAGGAAGGTGCCTGACATGAAAAAGATTGGTGAACTGATGACCAAAACAAGATGGTTTGTGATATATTATGATGAAGGCAATGACTTGCCTTACAGACTTTATCATAAGTGGTATGACACCACATGGCACAAGCGTTTGCTGTTTTACCACAAAAGCCTTGGTGGATTAACCAGTTACATTAATGACCACATCTGGCATGAGGAAGAAGGGAAATAAAAATGAAATTCACAACACAAATGAAAGTTAATGGTGAACTGGCAATGCACAGAGCATCCAAGAAGGCACAGAAGTTCTACTTTGACACAGAACCAATGGCTGTGTATGAATATGAAACGAATGAAGGGAAGCTGTATGCCTATGATGGGTGCTTTGGATCTAAGGAAGGTCTTACCTTTGAACAGCTTGATGATGATCTTGAAGGTTTCTACTATGAAAGTCTGGAACTGTGTGACTGGTGATGAAGAAGGGAGATGATACCAATGGAAGAAAAAAAGAATGCACATTCAATGGCGGCAATTAAGTACAATGCCAAGAACGTGAAGCAGATCAAGATTAACCTGAACCGGAAAACTGATGCGGACATCATCAGCCATCTGGAAAAGGTGGACAATGTACAAGGACTAATTAAAGATCTGATCCGGAAGGACATGAAAAGCACCTGAAAAGGTGCTTTTTTCTTGCGCATTGCAGGGTATTCAATTAATCACTAAATCACTTTATCATGGTATTAGAAAAACTATCTCTGAAAGGAGTTTAAACACCATGAAAAAAGGCATTGATATTTCCGAATGGCAAGAAGGACTGTCTTTAGCTAATGCAAAATCTGCAGGTTATGAATTTGCTATCCTGCGTGCAGGATACACTGGCTATGGATCCGCAAGAACCAAGAACAAGGATGCCTGCTATGAAACATTTTATAAGCAGGCAAAGGAAGCAGGAATGCCTGTTGGCGCATACTGGTATTCCTGTGCCGATTCTGCAGAACAGGGAAAGATGGAAGCTGACTACATGTATGAAAACTGCCTGAAGGGCAAGCAGTTTGAATATCCCATCTATATTGATGTGGAAGATCAGCACTGGCAGAATACGAATCCTAAAGGTGTCACTGACGGCATTATTGCCTTCTGTGAGGAACTGGAAGACAAAGGATACTATGTTGGTGTCTATGCAAGCCTGTACTGGTTTGAAAACAAGATTGAGACATCCAGACTGGCTGACTATACAAAATGGGTGGCTGCTTGGATGGCAGAAAAGCCTTCTGTGAATTTCTCTGCCTTTGATATGTGGCAATATGCATCTTCCACTAAAATTGCCAGAGTGCAGGTGGACACTGATGAATGTTACATTGATTTTCCGGCTATCATCAAGGAAATTGGACTGAATGGATACAAGCCTGCTAAACCTGAACCTGCGCCTGTTCCCACTATTGAACTGGCAAAGGTTCAGGCTGTTGTTGATCAGGCATCTGTGATGATTGAGGAAGCTAACAAGAGTATTGAAGAAGCAACTGCTACACTGCATGAACTGAAGAAACTTCTGGAATCTTTAAAGTGAAGGTGGTGATCATGATGAGTAAAAAAGAATACTGGATCACATGGGCAAAGGCAGCTGCAGTGCGTGCCTTAAAGACTGTGGCACAGACTGCACTGGCAAGCATCCCTGTAGCAGTGACCATCTCTGAAGTGCAGTGGATGCATGTTCTTGGAACTGCTGCACTGGCAGGTGTGGTGTCTCTGCTGACTTCTTTGGCAGGTCTTCCGGAAGTGGAAAAGATTGGTGATGATGTCGAATGAAGAACTTATTGCAGATAACTTCAGCAGGTGAAGATCTGCTTGGCACTGTGGATGATGGCACCAACAGACTTTTCATCAATGACACTGAAGTGCCATCATCACAGTGGACTGGAACTGGATCCTACACAGGATCCTTTTCCGGTCACACCATTACCATTGCCAAAATAGCTGACACCAGTGGGAATGTGGCGATCCGTAAAACAGGCACATACACCTATGAACTGTATGATCAGAATGAAAGTGGCTACTTAATCACAAATACTTTGCCTACAATATCGGTTCCAAATAATAGTATAACTGTATTGGGAACACAAACATTGGGCGCAGGAAACTGGCTTGTAATCGGATCAATTAACTGGGCGGTAAATGGAAGTGGATACAGACAAGTTGCCTTTGCTAATGGCGCAAATCCATCAAGAATGGACTTTGTAACAGCTGCACCTGCCAATGCTTCAGGCAAGCAAAGTGCGCAACAGATAGTCAAGATTTTTGCGTCAGATAATGAACAAACAGTGACATTGTATGGTTTACAAAACAGCGGATCTGCGCTGACAGTGTATCCATATATACAAGCAATAAATCTTGGGTGATGTGTCATCTATTAAAGGCAGGTGATGAAAGTGGATCAAGTTGTAACATGGGCAGTGCCTATTCTGGTGGCTTTTGTGACTGGTGGGTTTTCCTATCTTGGTGTGGTTAAAACAATGAAATCATCTAATGAAAAACAGATGATTGTTCTGTCACAAGAAATATCATCTATCCAAAGAGACATCAAGCGATTAGAGGAAAAGCAGGATAAGCACAATTCGATCATAGAAAGAACCTTCAAACTGGAGCAGAAGGTGGATGATATGGAAAAACTAATAAAATGAATCAGGTGATAATATGGGAAGACCATCCAAGTATGAAACGGATGTGAAGTCACGATTTGACGAAATCACAGAATGGCTGAAAATAGGCGCAACTGACAAGGAAATCGCTGAAAACCTTGGTATCAACAAGTCAACAATGTGTGAGTATAAAAAGCAGTATCCAGAGTTTTCCGAACTTATAAAAAATGGCAGAAAACAGCCTATTCAAGCCATAAAGACAGCTTTGTTTAATCGTGCAACAGGCTTCATGTATTCGGAAAAACGCACTGTTGTTGAAAAAGTGAAGCTTCCTGAAGAGATTCAGGAAATACTTGATGACCAAGGCTATGATGTGACGCAGATGCAGAAGCCAACAGTGGTCAGGACAGAGTATTTTGAAAAATATGCTCTTCCGGATCCTGCTTCTGCAATGATCCTGTTAAAGCATTGGGATCATGAGACCGAATGGACACAAGATCCTGCATCTTTGAAACTGAAGAAGCAGGAATTGGAGTTAAAAAAACAACACTTGGAAAGTGAGGAATGGTAACATGGATAATTATGTAATTGGCGCAGATAAGGGATTGACCAAGGCTTATACGGCTGCTGAAGTAGATGCCAAAATCAGTGATGTGAATTCAAGCACTGATAGCAAGATCAGCACTGTAAATAGCAAGGTAAGCACACTTCAATCTAACCTTGCCACTACAAATTCAAATCTTGCCACTACAAACAATAACCTTGCCACTACCAACAGCAATGTAAGCAGCTTGCAAACAGCTGTAAATGGCAAGCAGAAGACCATTACTTCCGGAACTGGAACACCTTCTGGCGGTTCCAATGGTGATATCTACATTCAGTATTAAGGCGGTGATTGAATGGCAACTGGAATTAGTCAAAGCCTTGGATCAGTATTGATTCATGGCTATGATGCTGCAGGTGTTTTTTATGAGCCTTACTTGACAGAAACTTATGATGTTGCAAGCAATTCAAGCACCTTAAGCATTGCGCACAGGATCCGCATCATGGAAGAATGGGGTGGTCAGTATATCATTCCGGATTCCACACCAATTTACATTACCATTGACGGAACCAAAACAACTTTTAATCCAAAGAATTATGGCACTGTTAATCCAAACAATGTGCCAGTGACTGTTGCTACGACAACACAAACTGTGACACACAATGCGGATGGCAAAAAGACCATTGCAATCAGTTGCAGGTGGAACAATTCAAGTGCGCAATATCAAGGTGCAACACCTACTATTAATGTTAAGCTGACCGATATTCCAAGGACACCTTCTGCGCCTACTTCTGTCAGCATCACTGCAAATCAAGGCAATTACGTGGCAGGTGGTGACACTGTGACAATTAGTTGGTCTGGTGCTTCTGGCGGTCTAATCACTGGCTACAAGATCCAGTATTCCAAAGGCAACAGCGGATGGACAGATCTAAAGACTGTTTCTTCTTCAGCCACTTCAGGATCCACTACAGATACAGTATCCATTGACAGCAACTTGGCACGGTCTGGCGCAGGCAAGGCACTTAAGTATAGAGTGTGTGCGCTGAATGGATCCTTGGCATCAAGCTACAAGGAATCCAATACACTTTATATCTTAGGATCCATGCGGATCAAGGCATCCAATTCATGGCATCAAGGTTCTGTCTGGATCAAAGTTAATGGTACATGGCGCAGAGCCAAGAGAGTTTGGATCAAAGTAAATGGCACATGGAAGTATTCGATTTAAGCGCACAGCAATGTGCGCTTTATTAAAATGTGAGGTGATGATATGAATCTTATAATTGCGTTTGCACTGCTTCTTTTTGTCTTAGTGTTTGTAGATGAGTGAAAGGCGGTGATGCTATGGATCAGAAGCAGTTTTATAAGTCAAAGCAGTGGGAAGCATTCAGAAAGGTGATTATAGCAGAGCGCACTGATGCAGATGGCTATGTACACTGCGCCAAATGTGGCAAGCCTATCCTGAAGAAGTATGATCTGATCATCCATCATAAGCAGGAACTGTCAGATGCAAATGTGGCTGATGCAACTGTAGCACTGAATCCTGACAATGTTGAATGTGTCTGCTTCAAATGTCATAACCAGATTCATGAGCGATTCGGCTTCAACAGCACATCTGCAGGTGGATTCAGAAAGCCAGTGCCAAAGAAGGTCTTCATTGTCTATGGTGCGCCTTGTTCAGGTAAGTCTACCTTTGTGAAAGAAAATGCAGATCCTGAAGACATCATTGTGGATATGGACAAGATCTGGCAGATGATCAGTGTGAATGGCGAATACACAAAGCCTTCTGCAATTAAGTCAGTTGTGTTCCAGATGCGTGACAGCTTGTATGACATCATCAAGTATAGGAATGGGAACTGGCACAATGCTTATGTCATTACTACTGGAGCATTAAAAGGTGACAGAGACAGGCTGAAGGCAAGGGTGTCTGCTGATGAATTGATCTTCATTGATGCTTCCTACATGGACTGCATCAAGCGTGCCACTGTCAGAAATTATGATGAAGATGAAAAACTTAAATGGTTTGGCTATATTGATGAATGGTTCCAACAATTTCAGCCTGAACCGGAAGAAGAATGAACTTCATACATCCCCCATAGGCATGGCACGCAGGCGCACGAAGGAGTGCAAAGGATGTTCCCTCATCTGTCACAGCATCGGATTTTTTGAGATTTTCAGAAATGATTTGACCGAAAATCCAAGACAATGTGTGTTGAACAGATCATTTTCAATGATTTCAACGTGTTGCAGGTGTTACCAACAACATGCCTTAGTAACACCTTAGTAACACCTTCAAAGGCGCATAAATAAAGGGTTTTTATCGGTGTACACTGATGGTGTATCTATGTTTCTATATTAAATTTTCCTTTATATATAATATATAGATACACACTTCAAGAAAAAATATAAATGGTTGATTTTCCTTAGTAACATGAGTAACAAAAACCTGCAAAGGCGCATGAATAAAGGCTTTGAAGGTGTTACCAATGTGTTACCATCAGTGTACACGTATAGTAACACTTAAAAAGTGCCTGAAATCCGCATAAATAAAGGCTTTAGCGGTGTTACCAAGGATTTCAACATTTCGGAAAACTTTTTTCTAAGATGGGCAAAAATCTGGGTAAAAGTTGAAGAAAAACAGCATTTTTTATGCTGAAACGGAACAAAAAACAATGAAAAAGGTGGGAAACATGACCAGAAAAGAAGAATTGATTCACATTTTTGAGCAGATTGAAGACACAAAAGATGTCATCATGCCAATGATTGATGATGTGGTGTTTCTGGAAGAGCAACTGCAGGCATTGCGGAAGCTGCCATTCATCAGGGTAAATCCAAAGGATCCTGCACTGCAGAAGCCTACACCTGCAGCCAAGCAATATAAAGAGCTGCTTCAGCAATACAACAACTGCATCAAGATCTTGACTGGTGTTCTGCGTAAGGATGCACCAGAGGAAGAATCACCACTTAGGGCATTTCTGAAGGCAAGGAAGGAAGAATCATGATTGACGAATATGAAGAAGAATCAGTCTGCACTGGCTGTGACAAGGATGAGTGGGAATGCGCATATTGCTGTGCAAAGTGTTATGAAGATTATGGTGAATGTCCTGATCCGGATTGTGATCCGATGGACATCTGAAGGTGGTGATTGAATGGTTATATACTCAAACGGCTATCTGGAAGATTATTACAAACAGGTCATGGATGGAACCATCATTGCAGGACATGAGATGAAGTTGGAACTGTCAAAACTGATGGAAGAAATGCAAGATGACAGATACATCTATGATACACATGATGCGGATCTGCGCATGGACTTCATGGAACACTGTGTCAAGTTGACAAAATCACCATTCTATGGAAAGCCAATGAAATTGATGCTGTGGCAGAAAGCGTTTATCAGTGCATTGTATGGATTCAAAATGGCTGATGGTGATTATGCTTTGCAGAATGATTTTGCAAATAAATACAGGCATTATATAGACCGCTTCCGGAAGACAATTCTGCTGATAGCCAGAAAGAACACCAAGTCAGAAACATGCAGTGGACTGGCACTGACAGAGCTGATTACAGGAAATGATGGATCTGACATTGTGTGCAGTAGTAATGATGATAACCAAGCTAATATTCTGTATGTGGCAATTGACACTATGCGCTTGATGATCGATCCAAAGCAACAGGATACATGGAAGAATCAGCAGTGGATCAAATGCAAGATCAATGGATCCAAGGTCTTCAAACTTTCTGACCGGACAAGGAATAAGGAAGGGCGCAACATCGATTTTGCCATAGTGGATGAAGTGCATGAAATGAAGGACAATACCATCATCAAATCCATTGAGCAGTCTCAATCTTTGAAGCCTAATCCAAAACTGATCCTGATCACCACTGAAGGCTTTGTGAATGGTGGATTCTTGGATGAAGAACTGATCAAGGCAAGAAAGATTCTTAATGGTGAAGATGATTCTATTTCTGCGGAAAGATATCTGCCTTGGCTGTATACACAAGACAGTGAGCAGGAAGTGTGGCAGGATCCTTCTTCTTGGCAGAAGTCTAATCCTACACTTGGCATTGTGAAGCGGTGGGATTATTTACAAGAGCAGGTGGATGCAGCAAGAAAATCCAAGGCTGACAGGATGTTTACACTGTCCAAGGATTTCAACTTCAAAGTGAGCAACAGTGAAGCGTGGATTATGGGCGAAATGTTGGATTATAGCAGGGTATACAACATTGCTGATTTTAGAAATACAATAGCATTAGGCGGTGTAGACTTAGCCGAAACCACAGACATGTGCAGTGCCAAGATTCTGATGCTGAAACCGGATGATGGAACCAAATACATCCACAGCATGTATTGGATTCCGGAAAGCAAACTGAAAGCCAGTGATGACAAAGAATCCGGTGCTAAATATGAAGAGTGGGCAAGGCAAGGTTTAATCAGGATCCATGAAGGCAATGAGGTGGATGTCACTGCAGTTGCAGACTGGTTTTATGAACTGTACAAGGATTATGGAATCAGAATTTACAAGTGCGGTTATGATCAGCGATTCGCAAAGGACTTCTTAAAGCGCATGGATGACTATGGCTATGACACTGAAATGATCTATCAAAACAGATTTGTTCTATCATCGCCTATGCGATTGGTTGAAGCTGATATCAGAGATCAGGCAATTGCATATAACGATAATCCAATTGACAAATGGTGCCTGCTGAACACATCGGTGCAGGTGTGGGATACAGGACACATCCTTCCGGTCAAGATTAAAGGACAGGCTGCCAGAAGGATTGATGGCACTCTGTCACTGATAATGGCTTATGAAATGTTTAGGAGATACAGAACCGATCTTCTAAGCGCAGTGAGGTGATATAGATGGGATGGTTTGATGGACTGTTTAAAAAGCAGCCTAAAAATATAAAATATGCGCCAACTATGAATGGCATGATGCCCATCTATTCACAGTTTGGCACGAACATTTATGCAAGTGATGTGGTTCAGCAGGCACTGAAATGCATTGTTGATGAAATGAAGAAGCTGAATCCTACACATGTGCGTGGGCATAACAATGATAATGTTCCGGTCAGTGACAATGTGCAGGATATCCTTGACAATCCTAATCAACTGATGACCACCAGTGAATTCATTGAAAAGACTGTGTGGATGCTTCTGATGAACTACAATGCATTCATCATTCCTACCTATTACACTTGGACTGATCCGAATACAGGAGCAGAGCGCAGATATTATGATGCACTTTATCCTATCAATCCTACACAAGTGGATTTCATTGAAGATGGATCCGGAAGACTGTTTGTGAAGTTTTGGTTCTGGAATGGATACACCACCACAATTCCATATGATGATGTGATCCATGTTAAATACAACTACAGTGTGAATGAGTTTATGGGCGGTAACATGCTTGGACAGCCTGATCATGAAGCACTGCTTGGCACACTGGAACTGAACAACACACTGCTTCAGGGCATCGCAAAGGCAATGAAATCATCCTATGCGGTGAATGGAATTGTGAAATACAACACCATGCTTGATGATGGATCCATGGTGGCACAGATTCAGGACTTTGAAACCAAGCTGCGTAATTCGGAATCCGGAATTCTGCCAATGGATCTTAAGGCAGATTTCACACCATTTCCAAGAAATCTGCAGTTGGTTGATGAAGGCACGCTGAAGTTTGTTGATGAAAAGATCCTGCGCAATTGGGGTGTGCCACTGGCAATCTTAACAGGTGACTACACAAAAGAACAGTATGAAGCCTTTTATCAGAAAACTCTGGAGCCTTTAATCAAGGCACTGTCAGAAGCCTTCACCAAGAAGATGTTCACAAGCCGTGAAAAGGCTTTTGGCAATAAGATCAAGTTTTATCCCAAGGATCTGATCTTCATGAGTACAAGCCAGAAACTTGAACTGATCAATATTCTGGCACCTACTGGTGCAATCTATGAGAATGAGAAACGCACCATCTTTGGATTGCTTCCGCTTCCGGAATTGGAAGGCAAGCGTTATATGTCGCTGAATTGGGTGGATGCTGACATGGCTTCACAGTATCAGATGGGCAAAGTTGGCAATGTCCAGATGGATGTTGTGGATGAAACCAAGGATGAAACCATCAATGAAGAAGGTGAATGACGATGAACAAGAATAAATTTGAACAGAGATCTTACAATTTTGACATCCGGTCTGAACTGAATGAAGATGGTGTTGGCATCGTCACTGGTAGACCGATTGTTTACAACAGTAGAACTGATCTTGGCTATTTTGATGAGATCATCGAAAGTGGCGCACTGGATAAGGCAGATCTGCGTGATGTCAGATTCTTAGTGAATCATGACACTTCCAGAATTCCGCTTGCCAGATCCAGAAATAACAATGCCAATTCTACCATGCAGATGACACTTGACAATGAAGGCATGGCTATCAGGGTGAATCTGGACACCAAGAACAATTCTGAAGCCAGAAATCTGTATAGTGCCATTCAGCGTGGTGACATCACAGGCATGTCATTTATGTTCAGTGTTGAAAAAGAGGATTGGGAAAATCTTGAATCAGATCATCCGCTTAGACGGATAAAACAGATTTCAAATGTGGTGGAAGTTTCTGCAGTGACATTTCCTGCATATGAAGATTCTTCCATCAGCGTGAGAAATAAAGAAGCATTGGATAATGCAAAGTTAGCACTGGAGAGTGCAAAGCGATCACAGAAGGAAGCACTGGAGAGTGAAACCAGAAGTGAATTGGAACTGGCGAAAGCCAAAGCACATGCATTACTTAATTTGAAGTGAGGTAAACGAAAATGAAAGACTTTCTGAAAAAGCTGCTTAAGGCACGCACTGACAGAATGAATGAGATCCGAACCGCAATTGATGCATCCACTGATGTAAATGAAGTGCGGAACCTGACTAAGGAAGCCACTGCACTGCAGGCTGAAATTAATGACCTGAATAGCCAGATTGCTTCCATTGAAGCTGATGAACAGCGTGATGCGGTTCCGGCATCTGCGCAGCATGTAAATGGCAACATCACTGCTTCCTTCAGCGCACCTGCAAAGGCTGACCAGACGCGCAGCAATGAAAATCCGCTTGAATCCATGGAATACAGATCTGCATTCATGGCATATGTTCAGCGTGGCACGGCAATTCCTGCTGAACTGCGTGCAGGCATGGCAATTACTACTGCTGATTCTGGCGCAGCCATTCCGCTGACCATCATGAATGAAGTTATCAATACTGTCCGTCTGCGTTATGGCAATCTTTACAGCAAGGTTCGCAAGACCAATGTTCAGGGTGGTGTAGAGTATCCCATTGGCGCACTGCGTGCTTCCTTCAAGTGGATCAATGAAAGCACGGTATCGCCCAGACAGAAACTGGATCCGCTTGCAAAGGTTTCCTTCCAGTATCATACTGCAGAAATTCGCATTGCACAGACTTTCCTTAGCAATATTTTGACCATGGATGCCTTTGAAGCCAAGATTGCAGAAGTCATTGCTATTGCTTATCTTGAAGCAATGGACTATGGCATTGTGAATGGCACTGGCAATGGTCAGATGCTTGGTATCCTGAATGATGCACGAGTTACCAATTCTGTCAGCATGTCTGCGCAGGACATCAATAATTGGGCATCGTGGCGCAAGAAATTCTTCTCTAAGCTTCCGCTTGGCTACAGAGCAGGTGAATTTATTTTCCCGCTGTCCACTGTTGAATCTTATCTTGAAACCATGGCTGATGCCAACAACAATCCTGTGTTTAGGCAGGCAACTGGCTTGGAAGTCAATGATGGTGATGCCAGAAATCCGAATGGCAGATTCTTTGGCAGAGATATCAGCCTTGTTGAGCCGGACATTCTGCCTGACTTTGACTCTGCAAACACTGGTGATGTTATTGGCATCTATTGGCAGCCTAATGAATATGCCATCAATGAGAATTTCGGCTTCACCATGCGCAGATACTTTGATGAAGAAACCAATGAGTGGGTAGACAAGGCACTTGTTGTGGTTGATGGCAAGGTTCTGAATCCTACTGGATACTATCTGATTCGGAAGGCTTAATGGAAAGGTGGTGTAATTATGAAAACTACACCTGAAGCGTTAAAAGATCTGTATGTGGCACTTGGCGGTGAAGCGTCTGCGGTGGCAGATGCTTCCACCAATGTTGACATGCTGAACGCCATTAGTGATAAGTTTGGCGGATCGAATGATGCAAGCTTAAATCCTGACGCAATTGATAACATTGCTTCTGTTGCTGACAATATCATTGGTGTGCATCCTACTGGCACAAAGAAAATCACTGAGAATGGAACTTATGATGTCACTGACTTTGCAAGCGCAAATGTGAATGTTCCGAGTGTTTTGACTAAAACACTAAATATTGTTAATAACTTGACTGGTATGTTTTTGTCAGCTATTTGGCTTCCAGATATTGACGGAACAGCGAGTTATAAAAGTGGTTATTCGATTTCGGCAGGTTCAACAAAACAATACACAATGGGTGCTACCAAACAAAGCGGTTCGATTCTTGGCGGAATCACCATCTGTGGCAAATTCCAATGGGGTCAAGCACCAAATAAACTCATTCCATCTGGCAAAAAGGTTTCTGTAACTTGCACGAGCGGAAATGTTACCCAAACTGACATTACTAATGTGGCAGGCGGTCAGTATGAAGGTTATGTTTGTTTGTATGAAGCATCAAACAATGCCACATTGTCATTTGACTTTGTGGATGATAAGTGAAGTTAAAACAAAAAAGGAGAAAAAGTTATGATTAACAATGATCGCATCGTTCCTATCACTAAAATTGACTATCTGTCACTAATTTATGTGATTCTGAGTGGTAGAGGAAGCATTGGTGTGCTGAAGGTGGTTGATGGTGTGGCAAGTGTTCCGTCTGCATCGCAGTTTACACAACTTTTGGTAAATGAGCCAGTAAAGAAAATTGAACTTGTTACCGGAAGTAAACCGTTGATTTTTGTTGCATCACATGACTTTGAAGGCATTACGCTTAATGGTGAAGCTGTCAATGTCGATACTGAAATCAAAAATGATGGTGTATCGCTGTACGGTGTTTTTCAGGCTGAAGGTCAGGTCGATGTAGAGGCGATGACACCTGAAGTGGACTAATAAGAGGTGAAGAGCAATGGCAGTGCTTGATGATGTGAAAAATGCGCTTGGTGTCACTGGCAATTATCAGGATGCCACACTTCAATCATATATTGATGAAGTCACTGCATTTTTAGTGGATGCAGGTGTGGCATCCAAGAATATCACCAGTGGTGTCATTGCAAGGGGTGTAGCTGATCTTTGGCAGTATGGTGCAGGTGAAGGTAAGTTTTCTGAATACTTCATGATGCGTGCATCACAGCTTGCGCTGAAATGAGGTGTGAAACATGGCATATAAACCTTCAGCACCATTTAATGTGGCTATGCGGATCCTGAAGCCTACTACAGAAATTGTTTTGGGTGCAGTGAAGAAATCCTTCACTGCACCTAAAGACAGTGAACTGTTCTATGGATCCTTCAGGACATTTGGTGGAACCGAAAATTTTAAGGACAATGTCTATACCATTATCAATACAGCGGTGATTGATACGTGGTATAGACCGGACATCACTGCGGATTGCCAGATCTACATTTGCGACAATGAGCAGATCTATGACATTGTGTCTGATCCGGAAGACATAGACTTTCGGCATCAATACATGCGCTTTAAAGTGCAGAAAGATGGCGGTAAGGCATAATGGCTAAAATGTCAATTGTGTTTGATGGCTTCAGCGATTTGGCGCAAGCCATTGATAAAGCAGGTGGAGATCTTAAGGAAGCAGTGGATGAAGCTTTAACCAAGACACAGGATCTGGTGCAGGAAAATGTAAGATCTGCATCCACTGTGTATACTGGCAAAGGTTTAAAAGGCTATGCCACTGGTGCAATGGTCAGATCCATCATGGCTTCTGAATCACCAGAATGGCATGGATCTGTTGCAGAAGTTGGATCCGGATTCACCACCAATGGCGGTGCAACAATGGCAGGCTTCCTGCATTCGATCTTTGTAATGTACGGAACACCAAAAATGACCAAAGATCAAAAGCTATACAATGCCATTAAAGGCACAAGGACAAGAAAACAAATCGCTGAAATTCAGCAGGAAGTTATGAATGAGCATTTGAAGTTAGGTGGTGGTTGAATTGGATGTGAAAAAATTGCTAATTAGTACCATCATGCCATTGGTTGACAATGACGAAAGCAAGGTGATACTGCAAGGTTCCATGTCAGATGATGCCACTTATCCAGATGCATTCTTTACATTTTGGAACAATGACACTTCAGATGATGCATTCTATGACAATGCTGAAACACAGGTGATTTGGGATTTTGACTTGAATTTTTATTCAAATGATCCTGCCAAGGTGAATAGTGTTCTGATGCAGGCAAAAAGACTGTTGAAGGCAGTTGGATTCATAGTGGATGGATCCGGACATGATGTTTTGTCTGATGAACCTACACACACTGGAAGAGGGATCAATTTACTTTACATTGAGAAAGTGAGGAATTAAACATGGCACAGTATGTTGATGAATTCCGTGGCACTGACAATCTGGTATATGCAGAAGTGCTTGCGGATGACAATGAAACTGGTGAAGGTCATGGTTATGTAACTGGTGATGTTAAGATTCTTGCACCTGTTGCTGAAATCAGCAAGACTGTTGAAACGTCTTCTGATACAAAATACTATGACAACAAGCCTGCGTTGACGATCAATGCGGAAGGTGCGGATACTATCACTTTGACTGTTCCGGCTCTTGACCTGCCGACACTTGCAGATATCACTGGCAAGGGATATGACACCACTACTGGTGCATTTATGGATGGTGTGCGCACTCCTAAGTATTTTGCTGTAGGCTATAGACTGCGCTTGACTGATGGAACCTACAGATATGTGTGGCGGTATAAAGGCAGCTTTGCTGTTCCGGATGAGACAAGCCAGACGGAAAATGCAGGAACAGATTCCAACAATCAGCAGCTGACCTATACTGGCATCATGACAAAGCATAAGTTTTCCAAGAGTGGATCCAGTGAAAAGGCACTTGTTGTTGATGAGCGTGACGGACTGGCTAATCTTAGCACCTTCTTTGAAACTGTCACTACCTGTGATACGTTACGGTCTCGGGCGCAGTAACAACAAACAGCAGTGATGGTGGGACAGCACACCTGCAGGATGTTTCTTGTTTCCCCCTCCGGCAAGATTACCACCATCATTTTTTAGATCATGAAGGGAGATCATCAAAATGAAACTGAATATTTACAAGAATCAGCGTGAAGTTGAAAAGACCTATGAAGTGGATGCCTATGACATCATGTATGGCACAGTTCAGGATGTTCTTGAAGTGTTGGATTCCGGCATGGATAATCTGAATGACAATGCGCAGGTGCTGAAAGTCATTGCTGATAACAGAGGAAAACTGGAAGATCTGCTTTTGGACATCTTTGGCGGTGAAGGACTGACTAAGGATGAACTGCGCAGGATCAAGCTGAAGGAACTGGTGCCACTGTTTCTGGATCTCTTCAAGTATGTTCAGAAATCATTTAAATCAAAAAACTGATCAGCGGTGGTGGTGAAGCAAACACCACCACCACATCTTTATCTGATCTTTTCTATGAAATTGCAGACAATCTTTGCCAGAAATACACTGCGCTGACACCTTTTGCAGTAAGAAGGGAACGATTCGGTGAAGTGATCAAGCTTTTGCAGTGGATCAACAGCAATGCTTTAAAGAAAAAAGGCATAGGTGGCAATGACAAGGTTTGGAAGGATTCTAAAGGCAACATTCACATCCGCAGGGAAGCCAAAAATGACAACTGGTATTAAAGGCAGGTGAAAGTATTGGCAAACGAAAATGAAAGCACAATGAAATGGAAGGTTGATATATCGAATCTGAAGGCAGCCATGCAGGAAGCCAGAAGGTCAATCAGCCAAGCCAATGCGGAATTTAAGACTGCCACAGCAGGAATGGACAAGTGGAGCGATAGCACCACAGGTCTTGAAGCAAAGTTGAAGCAGTTGAACACAGTTTTGCCTGCGCAGAAACGGCAATTGGAAGTGCTTGAAGCGCAGTATAAGGAAGTAGTTGCTACACAGGGTGAAAACTCTTCAGCAGCTGCAGATCTTAGGCTGAAAATGGAACAGCAGCGTGCAAGCATTGCCAAAACTGAATCCAGTATTGCGAAATTTGGTGATCAGCTTAATGCGCTGAAAGCTGCTGAAAAAGAAGCGCAATCACCTATGAGCCAGTTGAATAAGGCAATTGGTGAACAGGAAGAAAAAGTTGAAAGCTTAAAGAATGAATATGCCAATGCGGTCTTGCAGTATGGCAAGAATTCCAAGGAAGCCAAGGATCTTGGCAAACAGATTGAAGATCTATCCGGTGAACTTCAACAGAATAAGCAGAAGCTGAAAGATGCCACATCCGCAGCCAATGACTTTGATAAAGGCATGAATGATGCGGAAAAGGAAACTAAGGAAGCATCTGATGAAGCGGAAAAGGCAACTGGAAAATTTAGTGGTCTTGGTGATGCTATGGCGCAAGCTGCGAAAGTTGGCATTGTTGCCTTTGCCACTGCCATTGCAGGTGCGGTCACCGGACTGGCTAAATCATCGGTAGACGCAGCTGCTTATGCCGATGAGATGCTCACAATGTCCACTGTAACAGGTGTGTCTACTGAAGCACTTCAGGCTTATGGCTATGCTGCGGATCTGGTTGATGTAAGCATGGAAACCTTCACAGGATCCTTGCGTAAAAATCTATCTTCAATGCAGTCTGCATCCGGTGGCACTGGCGCAGCAGCAGAAGCTTATGCATCACTTGGTGTGGCTGTCACTGATGCAAATGGAAACTTGCGTGACAGTGAAACTGTCTTTTGGGAAACCATTGACGCACTTGGCAATGTTGAAGACGAAACACAGCGTGATGCACTGGCAATGCAGTTGTTTGGTAAGTCTGCACAGGATCTGAATCCGCTTATTGAACAAGGATCCGCAGGCATTGCAGAGCTGACTGAAGAAGCCAAAGCCATGGGTGCAGTGATGTCAGATGATCAGTTGGCTGATCTTAGTGCATTTGATGATTCCATTCAGCGATTGACGCAAGGCGCAGATGCTGCCAAGCGTGCGCTTGGTCTTGTCCTGCTTCCACAACTGCAGGAACTGGCAGATGGTGGTGTTGGACTGCTTCAGGAATTCACTACAGGATTAATTGATGCAGGCGGTGATTGGGATGCAATTAGTGATGTGGTAGGATCCACTGTTGGATCTGCAGCCAATATGCTGATGCAACAGTTGCCCAACATTATTTCAGTTGGAACATCCATGGTCAGTGCCATTGGATCCGCAGTAGTTGCCAATTTACCACTTCTGGCTTCTGCGCTGTCACAGGGTCTTGTTCAGTTGGTGCAGGCATTTGTTTCTGGTCTGCCTATGTTCATAGACGCAGGAATGCAGGCTATAGTTGCCATTCTGACAGGACTGCAGGAAGCCTTGCCAAGTCTGATTGAAATGATCCCATCCTTAATTCAGGGTGTGTTGGATGCACTGATAACAAATCTGCCAATGGTGCTTGAATCGGGAATTTTACTGCTACAGGCTGTGCTTGAAGGAATTATGACAGCACTGCCAGAATTGTTGGCATATGTTCCGGTGTTGATTAAATCATTTGTGGAAATGCTTACACAAAACCTTCCAAGAATTCTGGAATTGGGCATCACTGTTCTGATGTCATTGATAAATGGCTTGGTTACAGCATTGCCAGAATTGATAAAAATGTTGCCCACCATCATCACTACTATAGTGCAAACTTTGACTTCAAACCTGCCTTTGATCGTGGAAATGGGCATTTCGGCACTATTGTCTTTGATTGAAGGTCTTACAGAAGCAATTCCGGAATTAATTTCCATGTTGCCTACCATCATCACCACTATTGTCAGTGTGCTGATAGAGAATTTACCATTGATTCTTGATGCAGGTGTACAGATCATCGATGAATTAATGACTGGTATTGGATCAGTGCTTGAAGATCTTGGTGAAATGATGTTGGAAGTTGGCACCAACATTGTATCAGGCATTTGGGATGGTATCAGCGGTGGCTATGAATGGATCAAAGAAAAGATATCCGGATGGGTGGATGATGTGGTTGGCTTCATCAAGAATGCGCTTGGCATTGCTTCACCTTCCAAAGTGCTTGCTGATGAAGTTGGCAAATTCCTTCCTTCCGGTATTGCAGTTGGATTTGATAAGGACATGCCTTCTGCGCTGTCTGATATGAAATCCACCATGAATGATGCCATTGATGATCTTAAGGCAGATGTGGCGGTTCAGGCTGATGGAATGCTTAGTGGTGCTAATCTGGCAGGAAGCGGAACAGCTTCTGCATCCGGATCCAGACAGCAGGTCATTAACTTCTACCAGACAAACAATTCACCAAAGGCATTGGATAGGCTGTCTGTTTATCGTGAAACCAACAGTTTACTGTTTAGTGCAAAGGTAGGTCTTAGCAATGTATGAGATTATATTGGAAAACGCTGCAGGTGATCGGCTATATTTCAATCAGAACACTGCATTGACAGTGGTTGACATTCAGGGATTAAACCCACCTACTGCGACAATTAACACAAGCCAAATTGCTTTGATTGATGGTGCGAAATATAACAGCGCAAAACTGGATATGCGCACCATCAATATTGCCTTTGCAATTGAGTATGACGCACCTGCAAAGCGCATTGCAGTGTATGATGTCCTGAAATCCAAGCAGTATGTGAAGATGTATTATAATGGCGATTACCGGAAGGTTTACATTGAAGGTTACATTCAAAGTATTGACATCACATACTTTGCCATGAAGCAGATTGTTACCTGCGCCATCCTGTGTCCATCACCATACTTCAAAGAAGCACAGGCTATAGTGGATGAATTGCGCAGTGTGATCAGTAGTTTTCACTTTCCTTTTGCATCCACTGAAGAACCGGAACTGGTGCTTGGCTATGTAAGTACTGAATCCGGTATTACCATTGAAAATGATGGTGATGTGGACTGTGGCATGATTATTACGCTATTTGCCAGAGATGCTGTGACAAATCCAAGGATATTCAATTATGTTAGCCGTGAATACTTTGGTTTGAATATATCCATGCAACAGGGTGACTACATCTACATTGACACCAGACAAGGACACAAGACAGTGACACTTCTGCGTGGCGGACAGAATATCAATATATTCAACTATGTCACACAAGGTTCAACTTGGCTACAGCTTGCAGATAATGGATCCACTTTTGTCTATGAAATTGGATCCGGAAATATGCTTGATCTGGTGGTAACATTCACACATGAAAACCTGTATGAAGGAGTATAACTATGAAAGAAATACTTCCGGTGATCATGAATAAAGGCTTTGAAAGGCTTGCTGTTGTGGATGACTACATTTCACTGATCTGGACATCCAGATATTACACAGCAGGTGACTTTGAAATTTGTGTGGATGCGAACACCACCAACATGGGTCTTTTCCAAAAAGATTTCTATGTGGTGCGTGACGATGATGAAAATGTTGGCATCATTGAAAAAGTGGTTATACAGCACCATGAAGATGGACATGATGTGATGATCGTGTCAGGAAGATTCTTGGCATCCATCCTTGCCAGAAGGATCATAGCTGACCAAACCACAGTCTATGGTAGGATCAGTGCTTGTGTAGAATCTTTGATTCGTCAGAACATCATTGCACCTTCCATTGCTGATAGAAAGATTGCAAATTTTACAGTTGCACCTGTCAGCATTGGACAGACGATGCAGGCACAGTATACTGGCAAGAATCTGCTTGAATCCATTTCAGACATCTGTGAAACACATGGCATTGGCTTCAAGGTGACACTGAACAATAGTCATCAGTTTGTGTTCACGCTTTATGAAGGTGTAGACAGGACTTATGAACAGACAGAAAATCCATGGGTGATCTTTTCTGACCAGTATGATAATTTGCTGTCATCAGAGTATGAAGAGAACTACACCAATGTTGCAACTGCAGTCTTAGTTGCAGGTGAAGGTGAAGGAACAGCCAGAACAACTACTTGGGTGACAGATGGCACAACTGGATTAGACAGACATGAAGTCTATGCGGATCAAAGGCAGATCCGGTCAAACAATGGTGGCATCAGCCAAGCGGAATACATGCAGATGCTTCAGAATGCAGGTCAGGAACGATTGACTAAATACACAGCTGCATTCACTGGAACAGTTTACTTTGACAGCGTGAAATATAAGCAGGATGTGAATCTTGGTGATTTGTGTGTCATTGAAAATACAAAGTGGGGCATCTACATCAATTCACGCTTAGTTGAAGTAATTGAGTCAGTGAGCGAAACTGGCGAATATTCTATTGTTCCTACATTTGGAATATGAAAGGTGGTTAAATCATGGCAATCAATAGTTATTTCTTTAATGCCTTGCAATCTGGCGGTGTCTATGATCGCATTTACAATGCGGAAGATGTCACATCTTATCTGGATCTGCTTGTGGGCAATGGTGTTTTCCCGAATCCGTCAACACAGTTGCAAGTGCGTGCATCCAGTGGCATGAATGTTGTTATTGGCGCAGGATCCGGATGGATCAATGGTCATAAGATGGTCAATACATCTGATCTTGTCATGGCTGTCACTGCGTCTGATGTCCTTCTGAACAGAATTGATCTGGTAGTGTTCTATGTGGACTACACTGAAAGAACCATGGGCATTGAGATCAAAGAAGGCACACTGGCATCTAATCCGGAATCACCTGCACTGGTGCGTAATACCACCAGATATGAAATGGCACTGGCAAGAATCAGTGTTGCAAAGCAGGTAACTGCCATCACCGATGCAATGATCACAGATCTGCGTGGCAACAGTGCAATGTGTGGATTTGTGCAAGGACTGCTTCAGCAGATTGATACCACCACATTGTGGACACAGCAACAGACCATGTTTAATGAATGGTTTGAATCTGTAAAATCACAATTTGTAGCTGCAAAGGCATTCCGAAAGGTGGAAGGCATTGCAACATCCAGTGCAAACCAGTCTGTATTCAATGTTCTGACCTATGTGCCAACTTTTGCAAATCAGTATGATGTTTTGGAAGTTTACATTAATGGGTTGCATTTGAATGGGAATGAATATACACTGGAAGGTAACACTGTGACACTTACCACACCTATTGAAAAAGCAGGTGCAGTTGTCACATTTGAAGTGTTCCAATCTTATGATCCGGACAATACCTAATGGAGCAGTTTACTTCAGTAAGCTGTTCAATTAGAAATCTAAAGCGCACCTTAAGTGGTGCGCTTATTTTTTATGCGAAATTCCAATGAATAATGGCATCATCACCATCAATGTCAATTCGGTCAATCAGTTGATCAATGATAATGCGCCTATCAGCCATGGTGCCTTTTTCCAAAGCTTCATCAAATGACTGGATAAGGTGGATCACCTGATCATTTGTCATGGTGTGTCTTGTGCTTTGCAGGCTTTCCACTTGTTCTTTAAGCTTGGTGCGCTGTTCCTGCAGTGGCTTGATCTTAGCTTCCAATTCTTCAATAGAAAATGATCCTAAACTGTACAGATCCATCAAGCGTGATATCTGATGACTTAGTGAATCAATCTGCTTCTGCAAGGTGACAATGGTGGCTGTGTTGTCTTCCGGTTCAGGATCCTTGACTGAATTTAAGTATTCAGGATCCATGGCAAGCTTCCTGATTTCATTCAAAATGATGCTGTCTAATTCTTCTATTCTATATATTTTGTTTTTGCAATTCGGATCCATCACCATGGTGCCAGATTTTTTGCTTCTTGAATAGCAACTGTAATTCAAGTGGAAGCCATATTGCGGTGATCCTGTTTTATATTTGCCATAACGTGCGCCACATCTGGCACAGAATATGATTCCACCAAGTAATGTGGAAGATTCATTTCTGTGTCCTGATTCATCTGATTTCCTTTTCTTTTCATCCAGTATTTCCTGTGCTTGATTGTAAGCATCTTCACTAATGATGGCTTCATGATTGCATTTAATCCAAGCATCATTGTGTTTTTGAAAGCCACAGTATGTCTTGTTGCGCAGAATATACTTGATGTTGCGTGTGTCAATTTTTCCATTTCGGACAACATAACCTATACTTTTGAATTCCGTATAAATTGTGTAAACAGATTTGCCTGCCAAGAATTCATCAAATATCTTTTTGACAATCATGGCTTCATATTCATTGACAACTAACATGCCATGTTCCGCATCATAATCATAGCCATAAGGTCTGGAACATCCACTGCGCCACTTGCCTTTTTTGATTCTGGCTTCCAATCCTAATGCCATTCTTTCTTTTATCTGTTCTCTTTCAAGCTGCGCAAAGACAGCCAAAATGCCCACCATGGCTTTACCAAAAGGTGTGGCAGTATCAAACTTTTCTGACATGCTTTCAAAGTCACAGCCATTTGCCAGAAGCACATCTTCAATGATGTTCAAAGTGTCCTTCTGGCTTCTGGACAGGCGGTCAAGCTTGTACACCACCACCTTGTCAATTCTGCCTGCCTTGACATCTGCAAGCATTTCCTGCAGTGCAGGTCTGTCCATGGTGGATCCTGAATAGCCTGCATCATTGTAAACTTTAGCAATCAGCCATCCATGTGCTTCTGCGTATTTTGTCAGGCGGTCAATCTGCTCACCTATGGAATAACCTTCTTTTGCCTGTTCCTGCGTAGACACTCTCACATATAAGCCTGTTTTGATCATCACATCATCCTTTGCTTTTTGATTGTTTGAAGCGTGGCATCAATCATATTTACAAGCATCATGATCTCTGCAGCAGTGGCAGGCTTGTCATCTATGGTCAAATTATCGCCATTCAGCAGTGTCTGCTTCAATTCATCAAATATGTATTCTATTTTGACTGGTTCCGGTTCTGATCGTGCTACAGGCACAATCTTGCCTTGCGCTAAGTCATCTGTGCTGATATGCAGTGCCTGACAGATCTTAATGATGGTCAGGACATTGGCATTTCCTACTCCTCTGCGCAGAATGTTAGCAAAGGTGGAATTGGGAATGCCAATGGCATCAGTGAAGTTTTTCATTGTGCCATACTGCTTAATGATTAAATCTTTCAGCCTGTCTTCAACTGTCATTATTTTCACCTTCTTTCTTTGTATTTTGGAATTTTAGTATAAAGCATAAGATTTCACTTTTCAATACAGACTTTTTAATTTTAAAAAGAGTAAACAGACGAATTCCTTTTATTTACGCATCTTAGAGGGCAATAATTAAGCATTTGATTGATTTTCAAAAATGAAAATCCTGTTGACAATTTTCTTAATTGGAATTATTATGCCTTTAGTTTGATTTTTAAATTTAAAAATTAAACTACAAAATACCAAATATGAAAGGAGAACAGAAGCAATGATGTTTCCTAATCTGCGTGCAGAAATCACCAGAAGGAATCTGACCATGGCTGAAGTGGTTGAAGGCATTTGGAAAGAATCCGGTGTGCAGATTTCTGTGACGCACTTTTCACTGAAGATGAATGGTAAATATCCATTCACACTTGATGAAGCTTTTGCCATCAAGAAATTCCTGAAGGCAAAAGTTTCAATTGATACGCTGTTTCAGCCTGAATTAGAGGATGAATGATGGCAAATGTGAAACACATCCTAAAGGATGGAAGAGAAGTGCAGGACATTGAAAAAAGAGTGATTAAGATTGATGACTTCAAGCCACTCTATGAAGCCATCAAAAGGATCCAGAAGGAAGGTGAAAAAACTGAAGCTATATCAGCATCAGATTGAAGGCTTGAAACTTGCTGAAGGACAAACCCACACAGCTTTCTATTGGGATATGGGTTTGGGCAAGACCTATGCAGGATCAGAAAAAATGATGCAGCTTGGCGCAAGGGTGAATCTTGTGGTGTGCCAGAAGTCAAAGATTGATGATTGGGTGGATCACTTTGAAGAAAACTATGCAGGTGCTTGGACTGGTGATGGACTCATAGTGTTTGACCTGACTGATAATGCGAATTTGCATTGTTTCATTGAAAACACCAAGGTTCAGGAAGAACACCAAGCACAGCAAGTTGGCATCATCAACTATGATCTGCTGTGGCGCAGACCGGAACTGCTACAGTTGCAGGATTTCACATTGCTTCTTGATGAATCAAGTTTGATTCAGCATGAAACAGCAAAGCGGTCAAGGTTCATCCTGAAGATGCATCCTGCCAATGTCATCCTGCTGTCAGGAACACCAACTGGTGGAAAGTATGAAACACTCTGGTCACAGCTTCATCTGCTTGGATGGAACATCAGCAAGGATCTGTATTGGAAGCAATTTGTGAAGGTAGACTACCTTGACACCATTGGCAGATCCATTCCAATTGTTGTTGGTTACAAGAACATTGACAGGCTGAAGCGGAAAATGGCTGAATACGGATGCCAATTCCTAAAAACTGATGAAGTGTTTGATCTTCCTGCACAGACATTCCAGAAGATCAGGATCCAAGCATCACCGGAATACAAGCTGTTTCGGAAGGCAGGTGTTTTGGCAATGAAAGATGGCACAGAACTGATTGGTGACACCACATTGACCAAGATACTGTGTGAAAGACAGCTGTGTGGTCAATACAGTGCGGAAAAGCTGAAGGCATTTGTGGATCTGGTTGAAAGCACTGAAGACAGGCTGATTGTTTTCTATAACTTTACAGCAGAACTGAATGCCATGATGGAAGCTATCAAGGATTTGGACAAACCCATTTCTGTTGTGAATGGAAGCCTTAAAAGCCTGACATCATATGACAACTGCATTGACAGCATCACCTTCATCCAGTATCAAGCAGGTGCCATGGGATTGAATCTGCAGAAGGCAAATAAGATGGTATTCTACACCTTGCCATTGTCATCAGAACTGTATGAACAAGCCAAGAAGAGGATCCACAGAATTGGACAGGAACAGCCATGTTTCTACTATCAACTGATTTGCACTGGATCCATTGAAGAAAGGATCCTTGCCACATTGGAAATGCGCAAGGACTACACTGAAGAACTGTTCAAGAATGAAGGTGGTGCAATGTGAATCTAAGTGTTCAAAGGATCACATACCAGATGACCAAGCCATTTCTGCTTGAAATCCACTATGCAAGAAGGATGCCATGCATTCAATACGCATTTGGGCTGTTCGATAATGGCAGATTGATTGGTGTAGTCACATATGGTCAGCCTGCATCACCACCATTGTGCAAAGGCATAGCAGGTGAAAAGAACAGAAAGCATGTTCTTGAATTAAACAGACTTGCCATACTGCCAGATTTCAATGGTGGCAACTGTGCATCTTATCTGGTGTCACACAGCCTGAAGATGTTGCCAAGCGGAACCTTTGTTGTGTCCTATGCTGATTTTGGTGGATGGCACCATGTTGGCTATGTGTATCAAGCAACAAACTGGATATACACAGGAATGACCAAAGCAAGAACTGACAAATATTCTGCAAGCGGTCATGCAAGGCATTACGCAGAAGGCGAAAACAGAAGGCAATTCAGAACAGCCAAGTACAGATATGTTTATCTTGTTGGCAACAAGAAAGAAAGAAAGAACATGTTGCAAGAACTGAAGTATCCAGTGATTGCAGATTATCCAAAAGGTGATTCACAGCACTATGATGTGCAGAATCCGGTTCCGATTATCGACACCAAGACAATCATAGAAAAGGAGAGGGAAACAAGATGATCATCTGCATTGAGATTCCGGAAGATGAATACAAGGTCATGAGCGCAGAAGAAAGGCTGCGGATGCTTCATGAAGGCTATGCCAGAACAAAGGCAATGCAGCTTCAGGCGCAGAACTACCATGAAAGATTGGAATTGCTGAATATACCAAGAGAAAAAGCACATGCGGTTCTGACTGAAAGACAGGAAAAAGTGCTTGCTGCTTATGAATATGGTTTGTTGTCCTGAAGGAGAATGCCATGGCAAGTGAAAAAGATTTTGAAATCAAGGTGAAAGCCTATGCCAAATCTGTTGGTTGTTGGGTGCTGAAAACGTGGTCAAATGGAGTGCAGCGACAAGGTGTTCCGGATCTGCTGATCTGCTGTAATGGCATCTTCCTTGGTGTGGAATTAAAGGCAGAGGATGGAAAGCCTTCTGAATTACAGATCTGGAACATCCATCAGATCAGAAGCGCAGGTGGCATTGGAATTGTCTTGTATCCTGACAAATTCGATGAATTTAAGAAAATGCTTTATGACCTGATGGTGGATGAAGATAACCAATATGACTGGTTCTGCAGGCAAAAAGCAATCTTTGATGAAAGGTGGAATAAGGATGACACTGTATGACTTAACCAATGACTTCCTGAAGCTACAGACGATGATGGAAGATCCGGAAGCGGATCCGCAAGCCATTGCTGACACAATGGAAGCACTGGATTATGCGATTGAAGAAAAGGCAGATGGATATGCCAAAGTGATCAAAAATCTGGAAGCCAGTGTGCTTGCCATCAAGGCAGAGCAGGAAAGGCTGACAGCCAGAAGGAACATGCTTGAAAGCAATGTTAAAAGGCTGAAGGAAAATCTGCAGGAATCCATGATTGCCACAGGCAAGCGGAAGTTTAAAACAGATCTCTTCAACTTCACCATTCAGAAGAATGGCGGTAAGGCACCTGTGATCATGGATATCAAGGACACATCTGAACTTCCGGATGATCTTGTCAGGATCACTGAAGCACCTGATTTGGATGCCATCAGAGCCTTGATAGAAAAGGAAGGTTCCTGTAAGTGGGCGCATTTGGGCGAAAGGTCTGAAAGCTTGAGGATTAAATAACATGAACATGACTGCAGTAATGATCACAGCCATCATCTGTGTGACACTGGTGATGATGGTTTGGATTAATAAAAGAAAGTGAGGGAAAGCACCATGAATGTAAGAGCCATGAAGCGCAGGATCCTAAAGGCGCAGCTTAAAAAGAAGGGATACAGCAAGATCAACAAGCATTTTAAGGACATTTGGCATAACAGAAAGGATGATAAGTGATGGCACAGAAAGTTTTAATCCTTGGTGACAGTGGAACCGGAAAATCCGCATCACTGCGCAACTTCAAACCGGAAGAAATTTTGGTGATCAATTCTGCAGGCAAGCCTTTGCCTTTTAAGAACCACTTTGAATGCTACAAGCCATCCTTTGAAAAGCTGACCAAGGATGTGCTTGCTGCAATGGACAGCACCAAGAAGAAGGTCATTGTTATTGATGATGCGCAGTACATCATGTCTTTCCAGTATATGCGCAGGATCAAAGAAAACGGATGGGATAAGTGGAATGACATCCAAGGTGACTTTTTTAATATCATCAAACACTGCGATGATCTGCCAAATGATGTTGTGGTGTATTTCCTGTCACACCTGCAAAGGGATGATGAAGGACATGAAAGAATCAAGACAATGGGCAAGATGCTTGATGAAAAGATCACCATTGAAGGTTTGTTCACCACTGTTCTGAAGACATCGGTGAAGGATGGGCAGTATTGCTTCCTTACACAAAATTCTGGCTTAGATACAGTAAAGTCACCTATTGGCATGTTTGACACCTATGCCATTGATAATGATCTGAAGTATGTGGATACAAAGATCAGAAACTACTATGAAATTGGTGACTATGCGTCTGATGAAGTAGTGAAAGCACTGGATCAGGAAGCATCCAAGCCGGATGTGGTAAAGCCTGATGCCGATGGAAGACGCAGAAGAAGATCTGAAGTGGCATCTGTGGACAAGGGAACTGGCGCAACACCGGAAGAACAGAAGCTTAACGATGCGCCTAAACGCAGAAGCAGAAAGGACAGAAATGCCGAAACGCAAAAAGAAGAGCCTGCAGAAGCACCTGCTGAAGAAAAGAAAGAAAAAAGCACTGATCACGAACGTGAAAGCGGTGGAAACGCAGGAAGGTCTGCTGATGATGGGAACACTGACACAGGAAGGTCAGCAGTTTCTGCAGAGCCTAAAAGACGCAGAAGAAAAGTAAGAGCAGAATTCACAGAAGTGGATCCTACCATTGAAACTGATGAAGAAATCCCATTTTGAGAATGAAAGAAAGAGAGGATTAAACAATGGATTTTAGTAAATGGAATGCTGAATTTGGCGGTGAGGAAGCGGTCAAGGCTCTTCAGGAAGCCAACAAGAAGAACGAATATACAGAACTGCCTGATGGTCAGTATATCTGCAGACTTGAGAAGCTTGAACTGGCTGAATCAAGATCCGGAAAGCCTATGATCAAGGGAATGTTCCGAATCAAGGAAGGATCCAACAAGAACCAGTGCCTGTTTTACAATCAGGTCTTTACAAGAGGTTTTCCGCAGCACAAAGGTCTTGAGTTTCTGCGCAGTCTGAAAGTCTTTGATGATTCTGAAATTGATTTTAATGGTGATTTCAATGACTTCAATGATTTACTTCTGGACATTGCTGAAGAATCTGAAGCCACTGACAGCCTGTATGAAGTCACCAAGTCACATGATGGTGAATACACCAGATTAGATATCACTGATGTATTTTCAATGAAGTAAGTAAATCAACACAATGGAACATGCATCTTTTTGAAAAAGGTGCATGTTCCATATTTCAAGGAGCATGACCAATGAAGAAGTGCTTAAAATGCGGATCCACCAACAGCAGAATCATTGATTCCAGAATGATGGATGATGGCAGCACCTACAGAAGGCATAAGTGCAAAGATTGTGGCTTCCGGTGGTCTACCATAGAAATTGACTACAACAAATTTATATACATGCGCAGGCAGTTGGAAGGTGGTGATGATCGTGCTTAATTTCTTTGATTTTGAAGTGTTCAAGCATGATTGGCTTGTTGTCGTTATTAATCCGTTTGAAGGATCCATCACCAAGATTGACAATGACAAGGATGCCTTACAAGCATTCTATGATGCCCACAAAGAGCAGATCTGGATTGGCTACAACAGCAGGAATTATGATCAGTACATCCTGAAGGCAATTCTGCTTGGCTTTGATCCAAAAGATGTCAGTGACTGGATTATTGTGCAGGAAAGAAAAGGATGGGAATACAGCCATCTATTCAATTCGGTTCCGCTTTACACCTATGACTGCATGTCCAAGTTTTACAGCCTGAAGCAATTGGAAGGCTTCCTTGGCAACAGCGTGCAGGAAACTTCAGTGCCTTTTGACATTGACCGGAAGTTGACTAAGGAAGAGATTGAAAGCACATTTAAGTACTGTCAGCACGATGTGGAGCAGACCATGGAAGTGTTCCTGCAGACCAAAGCTACCTTTGATGCTCACATTGCCATGCTAAAAGCCTTCAATCTGCCTTTGTCAAACATCAGCAAAACACAAGCACAGCTGTCAGCATTGGCACTTGGCTGTGTCAGGAAGGATTGGTTTGACGAATGGGATATAAAGCTTGTGGATACATTGCGGATCCGGAAATACAGATATGTGGTTGATTGGTTTCTGGATGGCAGAAATCATGATTACAGCAATAGCTTCAATGTGCTTGTGTGCGGTGTTCCACATCAATTTGGATGGGGCGGTCTTCATGGTGCGCCAGATGCGCCTTTGCACAGGAAAGGATTGCTTCTGCATGTGGATGTCACAAGCTTCTATCCAAGTATCATGATCCGGTATGACATGCTATCCAGAAATGTCAAAGATAAGTCTGTTTACAAGCAGATCTATGATACAAGAGTGGCACTGAAAAAGGCAGGAAAGAAGGCTGAACAAGCACCTTACAAAATCATCCTGAATAGCACCTATGGCATTTGCAAGGATCCAACTTCAACTGCCTATGATCCAAGGCAAGCCAACAATGTCTGTGTCAATGGTCAGTTGTTGCTTCTGGATCTGCTTGAACATCTTGAAGGACACTGTGAAGTGATCCAGTCTAACACCGATGGTCTGATCATCCAGATTCCGGATACAGATGAAGCCTTTGATTCAGTTGATGACATCTGCTATGAATGGGAGCAGCGCACAGGCATGAATCTTGGTTTTGATGTCATCACAGAGATCTGGCAGAAGGATGTGAACAATTACATCTTCAGATTTGAGGATGGGAAGATTGAAAGAAAAGGTGCTTATGTGAAGCCTTTGAACAGCCTTGATAATGATCTGCCCATCGTCAATAAGGCACTGGTTGATTGCATGGTGAATGGTATTCCGGTAGAAAAAACCATTAATGAATGTGATGATCTTAGGGAATTTCAGAAGATCGTGAAGGTGTCAAGCAAGTATC